CTTTGCGTTCTGCCATTATTCTGCGATTTCAGACTTTGCTTCGTTAATCTTTTCAGTTAACTTATCTTCTACAAACTTATAAACACGCTCAAAAGCATCGTTTGTATTTTCACCTTCACGCTTAGAGTCAATAACATTAAGATCAATCCTTAATGACTGAAAGTTACCAAGGTTAAGTGTATATCCCAAAGTAACCCCAACTTTAGTGTCTTCGTTTTGCATTTCATACCCCTTTTTGTTATTAAATAGATTCTCCCCAAATAGGGATAAACCTTCCATCTTCAGTTCTTGTATATGTAATTATACCGTCCCCCATCCTTCGTGTCAACTCTTGTGAGGATGGTGTAATGTCGTTTGTTATTAATTTGTCTTTTCTTGGTCTACCAATATGGTACGTAGCAAGTATATCACGTATCTCTCTAACTTGTGATTCTGAATAGTATGATCTGACTTGAAAACCTCTTGCACCACCTTTTTGAGATCCTGTAGGAAAAGGTATAACACCCCTAGTCATTAATCTTGGCATATATTTTTTATGACGATTAACTAGATCAGCAGTCTGACCTACAGTATATGCTCTTTGACGATTTTTTTTAAAGTCATTAACTAAACAACTTTCAATTTGATCTTTTGTAATATTATAAACAGACATAATGCCATTAGATCTATTTAGATGATGAACTCTAACTAAATCACCATTTAAAAACCAAACTTTTTTGTTTCCAGGTATTATAGGGGCGAGATTGTAACTTTCGCTCTCAATTTTTCCTTTTCTAGTAACCATTGTCCCTCTTTTGATTGCTCAGGTGGATTAAAAAATTTTCTTGATCCACAATACATGCAATATGTTTCTAAATGATTAACAGATGTATATTGTCTATCAATAAACATTCTTTTTTGACATCTATCACACTTAACCATAGATTAATTTGGTATTCCAATAATAATAATATTTACGTCAACTGACATATCTCCAGTTGTACCAAATCTTACAATTCCGTCAACTTTTGAAGTTGTTATATTTTTTAAAACAACTGATACATTTTTTCCAGCATCTGTGCCACCAGTATTTACTGGAGTGGCTGTTGCTATTGGTGCATACTTAAAGTCTGTTGGAAAATCATAAGAGAATGAAACTTCTGTTCCTGCTTGTCGTGTTGAACTATTTACAACATTTACATACCCGCCAATAATTCTAGCCTCAGAAGCCTTTACGCTTTGTTTGCCAACACCAGGTGTATCTACGGTTACATATTTATATGTTGCTGGAGATATCTGCGATGATAAATCATTAATAGTATTTGCTAATTGATAAATATAGGCAACATCTAAGGGTTGTCCTCTTTCGGGTAAAGGTAATTTTGCCATTGTTATATAATTATACCACTAAGTCTATCTCGTTGGATTCAAAAAGAGTAGCAGAACTAAATCTTTCTTTTGGAAAAGTTGGTATCTGTGCTGCAATTTTTACTTTTGTAGCACCATTTTTAATTACACTAGCATAGATTGTTGAGTATACAGTTGTAATATACTTCCAATCTTCTAAATCCCACTTAATATAAATATCAAATTCTGACTTTATGTTATTTTCTGGCGTCCACACTGCTGTTATTGTTGAATTAGATTTTGTTACAGAAAAAGGCACAGTAGTTGTATTTGGTATAGAGACTCTATATTTTTGTGACCAATAAGAGTATCTGTTCTTATCTTCACTAACAATTCTATATCTTACTACATAGTCCTGCCCAATGCCAGATATTTCTGGCAATGATGATTTTGGTATAATCACCTTTTTTATTTTAGAGTTTTCTTGTGCCATTATTGAACATCCAAGGCAAACCTAAATTCAATATAGTTTGTTGTATTTGCAGATTTAACAATTGTTGCAGCATGAGTATTTTTAATTACAGAGTAGCCAGTCATTCCATAAAGTGGATTTGAAGAACTAGTATTTTCTAACTTTAATGCATCTAAAGCAATATAAAAGTTATCTGTAGGACCTTGACTACCCGTAACACATGCATAAATTTTAACAACATCAACCTGGCTCCAAGTAAAACCAGTACTCTTGTATAACTCTTGCAATTGTCTTGTAGCAACCAGATATCTGTTTGTAGAAAAATCATGCTGACCTGTTCCAGTTCCATTATTAATATTTACCTGGAATCTTGCAAATTGACCAGTAACTGTATCAGATGAAGAAAATTCAAGTAGTAGTTTTACGTTGTTTGGAACCTCTGTTGACTCGCCATCTTTATTAATAACTGCAAAAGAAAGTTTAATTTCATCAGTTGGTGCATTTTTATTAAAATCTAGAACCGCTCCTGTTAAATGTATATGCTCTGAATTGTTTCCTATTACAATATTTCCAGATCCATCAATTGTTAACGCAGAAGAATTTCCTTTTATCATGACTGTATTATTTAAAAATCTACATCTTTCGTATCTTAAAACTCTTTGTTCGTCTGTAAAGATTCTATTGTCTGCATTTGTTTGAAAAACTTTTGCAACAACTTCAGATCCCTCTCTTGTAGCCATAACATCACTAATTATATTATTTGATTCATTATCTAATGGTGTATATTTTACTGGAATAGAGTATGCACCCTGGCTATTATGATGTTCCCAGTTTTCATCTTGTGTAAAAGCATAAATAGATTTGCTATCATATGCACCTGCTGCAGTATTTGATCCCGCAGAAAAAATACCAACTTCGCTAATTTCATATCTTTCTTCACTTGGTAACTCTGCAGTTAAAACAATTTTTGTAATTCCATCTTCAGTTACATAACCCCTTGAGGTAATAGGTACACGGAACATCTCAAAATCAAGTCTTTCTTTATTTGAGTAATCGCCAAAAACTGCATCAGAGTCTAAAGGCTTTGAACCGCAGCCGATAGCAATATACGAGGCATAGGCAGAAGCCTGACCCAGTAAATATTTTGCTAAAATATTTTTTCCAGTATTAGTAATCATTATTGCACCTCATATATTGTATCATCAAAAAATTTTCCATTTCTTAGTATTTGAATCTCTACTTGTTCGTCATCTTCTATGTTTACTAACTCTATAATGAGGTTTCCTGTATTTTCATCAATGTAGACTGTTGAGCCATTGGGCCCCGATCCAAATGAAGGCACTTTTGATGCAGCATTAATTGGAAACTTTTTGAAATAATTTTCTGAGGTATCTTGTAAAGATAATATGTTTTGAGGATTGTATTGGTAATTTATGCTAGTTAAATTTTTTATTGGCTGATAAATGATGTCTTGTCCATTAATAATATCTGTTCTTGATATATTAATTATTTCTTGACCACCAATATCTTCAAAAATAAGATCAGTCATTAGTTCAAGAGGTGTGCTCTCATAACTAGTTATTAAGAGGTTTGTCGTTGCAGCAAGAACTCCCGTATCTGCAGTTGACGATACAGTGTCTGGTGTATTTGGTGTGGCATTTGCCATTCTATACCTCACTTAGATATACTGTCATATCTGGTCCCTCTGAATTTTTTGCATACTCTATATTATATACTACAAATCTGGCATTGTTTTCAGATATTTGATTTACAGAATCCTTATCCTTATAGTCAATAGTTACAATATCTCCAAGTTGAACTGTTGGTGTAGCAAAAACTTTGAGGCTTACAGATTTTCTTGGCTTAACAACCTTGTTTACAATCCACTCCATTAAGTTATTGGCATCATCTTGTGTTTGAATATATGGAGCCTCTAAAGAAAAATCTTTTTTACCATAAGTTATTCTGCTTATTTTAATATCTTCATAGTCGTTGTCATATTTAACTGGAGATTTTATTAAATTTGAACCACTAAGTTGTGGATTAGAAAAACTACTATTTTTAGCAAAATATTCATCCATTGTTAACTGGTGCTGAGACTCTTGTGTGAAGGTAATTCCCTGAATTCTAAGATAGTTTCCAGTTGTTTCATCAAGACTCAGTGCGGTGTCTGTTGCGTTAAATATTAAAAACTCTGCTCCATATGACCCTGCTCTAAATCCAGAAACAGTGTACCCTTTAATCTTATTAAATGTTGGAGATAGTTTTGCATAAAGTGCTGGATATGCTTTATCATACCTAATATTAAAGTATGAGGCTTCTCTCATAATAGTTCCAAACTCTTCAAAGTATATATTATATTGTGGTGGTTGAGAAGGATTAATGCCAGACAAATATGTAGACTGCACAATACCGCTCATTGCATACTTTCTAAAAGATTCATTTGCATTAATTTCAGAATCATTTATTGCTGACATGACTGGTGTATCTAAAGCAAACACAGTATTTTGACTATAATTATTTGTCAATGCATAAATGTTTTCAAACATACATCTTGCAGAGCCTCTTGTAAAAATAGCCATATTATTATACATTGGAAGTGGTGCATCATCATCAACTGTTGAAACAAGTCTATTATTTATATATAAATAAAACCTTCTAATATTTCCTATATTTTGATACTCAACTGCAAGATCATAAACTGTTGGATTCTCTTCTCCGACCATTCTATACTGACCTGTAAATTTTCCATCATCAACAATAACATTTGCTAAACCGCCCCAAAGTTTGACTGGTATTGCATCAGATGTTGCGGTATCGCGTAAAATTTTATAAAAAATTATATTGTGGAGATTTTCAGCAGACTTGCTATAACTGCTAACATTATTTTCTGTTAATGCTAAAATTTCAAAGTAATAACCAACATTTGTTGTTGGATTTAACATAACTGCTAAACCACCAGATCCAGCACTAATATTAATATTTTGTTCTGGTGAATTTCCAGTAACAACAAAGTATGTATCACTACCAATAGGGGTCTGGCCACGATTTTGATTATTTTCAATTTTTCCTATAATCCTCATTCTTGTGCCAAAATGTTTGAATGAGTCTTTTAGTGGCTTGTGCACATAAGAAATAAAATCAATTCCCTTTTGAGTAGTTGTAAAGGATGGACCATTTAAAATGAATGCGGATGACTGAATTGTTCCAGTCTGTGTTGTCTTAAGTTTGTTAAAATCTGTTTCTGTACCATAGTACTGAGATAAGAAATTTTTTATAATTCCAGACCTAGTAGATTGAGTTGCTAAATTGTTATTAACTCCTGCTGCATTAGTGTCTAATATTAATTTTTCTGTTTTAGTATCAATAGAGTTTTGGCCTGCAAGACTAAACAATAGTTCTGATCTCATTGAACATCCACGAACATTTGCATTATCAGACCAATATGAGTTTAGCCCAGCATAATGCCCTACTATCTTTGTTCCAAACTGACCTCTTCCGTGTTTTGCAACTAATCCATTTTTTAACTTTGTAATACCATCAATAGTTTGATAATTAGGATATGAAAATATTCTTATTAATCCAGTTGGATAAATTTTTCCATTATGGTTAAGTTTAGAAAAATAATTTTGATATTCACGTGTGCTAGTTATCCAAACATTGCCAACACCGCTCACAGTATACTGAACTGCATCGTATTTTATAATTTCGCCATTTGCATAAAAGTACCCGCTATATCTAGAAAGCCAATAAATACCCTCACCTAGATCAATTGTGTTATTAATGACTACATTATTATAAACGCTTGGAACGGTTTCAGATAAATCAGAATTTAAAGGAATTGCCCCCAAAACATAATTAGACTGATTGTTTGACTGATCATTAATTGACTTAGTGTTCTCATCACCAGTTACCTCCCAAAGCAAAACTGGTTTATAGATCCATGTTTTTTCACTATCAATTAGACTTGCCTGTTTTATTGAGCCATAGGTTTTTTGAATATATCTTGTTTTATAATTAATGCTGCCATCATTAAAAACATCGTTATTTTGTGAATTAATAGATATTATGTTTGCAAGTTTTGCGTTTGTTTTTTTATTATTTATTAGTCCATCTTGTATAAAATCTTTTGTTCCATAAAATTCAAAATCAGTTTGTCTTTCTGATTCTTTTGGAAGAATGTAATTTTTACTCATCATAATAAAATTATTATATTCATCAAAAAACATTGCAGTTTGTGTTGATATTGCTAACTGGTTTAAGATTTGTGCCACACTTGTGTCTGGTGGTATAAAAAAATATGGAATTACTGGGTCATTTTCACCACTTACTCTTTTAAAAGAATAATTACTAAAACCAACTGAGTCTAATAATACTGATATAGCATAACTTAATGATACACTTGTAACTAAAAGTTGTGGAGCATTGATTGATTCTAAATAAAAAAATAGATCTCGTAACTTTAACGATACCTGTCTGCTTTCATTATTAGTTTCGGGAAAACCTTCCGTATACATGGTCTTAATTGGAACAAAATAATCATATCCATCAACATTAATTATAACTTCATAAAACTTTATTTGTATATTTTTAGTTATATAGTTTTTAATAATACTATTATCATTATTTGTATTAAATGCTTGATCATAGTCAAACAATCTTAATGTTCCATTTGATGCAAGAAGTTGTCCTACTGGAAGCCCCGATGATCCTAAATCTGATGCTGTTTTTGTTACAGAAAATTCTGTTGTTTTTTCTGATAAATCAACAACCAATCTTGGTGAAAGTTCTATCAAGTCAAAAGTAGAGTCAGGCCTATTCATTGTTTCAACAATAACCCTAAGACCTTCAATGTAATCAAACTCTCTATATGTATAGAGACCATCTGAAGAATTTAAATACTTTATTGGTGATGTTGTATCAGTAACAAAGTTAGTTAGTCTATCAACGGTCTCTTCGTTTATTTGCCACCCATATGTTGGTACAAATGTTTCATATTTATCTAAAACCCAAATATAGTATAATCCTAAAGCGTTTTCATTTTCTTTAACAAGATAAGCATAACCATTTATAGAAGACTCGGGCAAGGTGACTGTTGATGAATGATCTTCGGCTTTAATAAATATATCTTGATATTTATCTGGAACGATTAGTCCATAACCTAGTTCTACATATCCATCTGAGCCAATTATTGGTGTACCGTTTTTTCTTTTTGTGTTGCTATCAATTTTTTTTATATCAATCCAATTATTATTTTTTAGTGCTTGTATCTTCCATCTGATGGGAGTTTTACTATTTGCATCTCCATAAAATGGATCTGAAAATGATTTAGATGATGTTGAAAATGGACCAAGATCAACTGATCCAACGTGAGTCTGCATTTTTACAACAACTCTATTTGTAGGAACTTTATTCTTATAAACAATAAATGGCGCAACGTCTTCAATATGGTGTTGCCCATTTAAAGTTTTATTTGCAACCCCATACTCTAAACCACCCTCTGTCCTAAAAGATGTCCAATATTTAAAATAATCGCCTTTATCTGGCATATAGTATCTTGGCCTATTTGCCATTTCTGAATTAGCATTATGAATATATGAGTTTGAGAAATAAGAAGCCTTGTTAATACCTGATCTTGGTCTAAACTTATAAAAACAATCTTCTAAAGAATAAATAAGTTTTAGGTATTCTTTTTTTGATGTCAATAGGGTAGGCTCATCAATGTTATCAACACCACCATCAATTACAACATCAGCATCAGTTGCTGCATAATAAAAAGGAACTTGAGTATCTTTATCTTCATCATTATTAAAACTGGAAATTATATTTTTATATATAGAATTATCTTGAGTTGGCCTATATCTATAATTACCAATTTTTTTAATATTTTCTGGTATGTTCATATTCCATTCAGCAATAACTGCTGACTGAGTTCTAATTACAGAAGATTCTTGAAGATGATTTTTTAATTCATCATTTTGAAACATGCTATGCCTCTTCCAGAGTTAGAGAAATATTCCAAAAATCATAGTTGCTTCCACCACGTTTTTGTACGCTGTATGAAAAATCACTAAAAAACATTTCAACTAATTGGTTATATTGACCCAAATGTCCATATGCACTGTCATCTTTTCCAAAGTTAGAATATTTATCATATGCTAGGTATACCCAAAATGATCCTTGATGGTTGTTGTACCAGTCAAGCATTTCGACTCCACCCGCTCCATTGTCAGAGGTATACTCCAAAGAATTTTTTTCATTTACCAATGGGTTTCCAGTAGATGGATTAAACTCTGGCGATAGAGCAAATGATCTAGAGGAAAGCATATTCCAACTAGTTGATATAGTTAATTTGTCTGCAACATGATAAGAACGCATTCTTCCATTAATCATTCTTTCACGCTTTTCAATTCTTGTTGGTTTAAAATCAATTGGTTGTCTATTATCATCTGAAAGTATTAAGAATTGATTATAGGTTGATGTATCAGTTTCTGAGCCAGTTGTAGATCCAATTTCGTATCCGTTTGGCACATAAAGTCCATTAGAAAGTGTTCCAGAATTTTCTGACCATAACATCGCTTGAGGTCTTTGATATTTTCTTCTACCGTCAATATACGAAGAAGCATTTGGATTTGTAGCCATTAAAGTTTATTACCTCTTAATCTCATAGAATCTACTTGTTTAATCTTTGCCATTACCGTGTTTGCTATATCATTTGCATTTGCATCAGACTTAACATTAACTACTAACTCATAATTATACACTGAAGAAGATGCATCTGATCCAGAATTAATAGCCTTCATTTTATCAATGCCGTGTGTATCTACAGCATATTTACTCATTACAAATTCTCCTGGAGTAAGCATTGCTGGAACTGTGTCAGTACCTACTGCATACCCTCCTGCTGCAAAATACTTAGGAACTAGTCCACCCATAGACATTCTTCCTTCAGACAGTCTAAAGAATCCTCCACCACTAGTTAGCAACTTTTTTGCATTTGCTGCTGCTGCTGCGGCATCTGCAGCATCTTGTGCTGCTGCTTTGGCTGCTGCATCTGCTGCTGCTTGCTCTGCTGCAGTACTTCCCTTATCTCCATCACCTGAAAGTGGGTTTCCATTATTAAAACCAAGACCATCTCCTGCAGATCCATCATCTTTTCCTTTTATAAATTTGTCTAATATTTTTCCTGTACTTGA